CATATAACGACCATTACGATATTGGAATAGACGATAAGATGTATTGCAACTGGAACAAATTTGAATACACGTTTGAATTTAACTTTCCAAAACTTGAACAAATGATAAATGATCTAAGTCAGTAATGGGGCCGTAGTTTAGTCTGGGATAATCGTGGTCCAGTCCTTCGGGGCGTCTATCCACGGACTCAGGTTCGAATCCTGGCGGCCCCACCTATTAATTTTCAGGCACGTAATATGCACCGCAGGCTGGGCAGTAATGACCAGGGCAACCGATACAAGGATTCAATGGTGTGCCACATCCCAAACACTGCATAAAGGCCAAAGCACCACAACTTTATATAAAATCTTTGCCACTGTAAAATTTTAAATATGTTTATTGTAGATAGGTTGCCTGGTGTTACAGATGCCGAACAAAAAAGACATAAAAAGTTGGGTGCTTAATGAGTATCCAGAAGGTAAATTACCTTCAGTAAGAAATGCATATATAAAGTATATGCTTAGTGAAGAAATATACGGCCTTTTGAAACCGGAACAATGGTCTCAGAATTCAATGTGTGTGCTGGCACTTGAACAGGTTTGCAAGCCCGGAACAGTTGTCGAATGCATAGACATCTTGACAGACCTTGATCGTAGTTTAAAATGGCGCTGTGTGCGTGGGGCTTTACGCTATGATATCAGCCTCGATGTTATTAAGTTGCTCCGTGTCGGGTTTCCAAAATACAAACATTTGTATGAGGATATTGTAACCATGCATTGCAACAAGAACTATGAAGTTTTCAAGACCTTGTATTTCGAAGTTGAAGAGTCATACAACCGTAAAGAATTTGAATTGAAGATTTCGGAGCAAATAGCACCGCTGCTACTCGGCGCTGGTTTCCCTAAGAGCGGGGATTATATCATAGTTGAAACAGAAAAGCAACCGAACCTTTCTGCTAAGGGTTACAACCGTGATGACTTTTGCCTGGTTTACAAACGTGAACAATGGTTCCATCGTGTAACCAGCCTGAACGCAGTGATCAAATTATTTTCGAAGTTGTGTGAAAGTGAATACAAAGTTGCAAACACTGCGATCATAGAAAAGAACCGCATCGCAAAAATAACAACTGGTGGATCGTGTTCTGTCGATGGTTCTTTCAAGATCCAGGTTGAGATAATTCCTGATGAAGATTACGAAAATATAGACCCCTATATTGAGTCTGTAGCATTGGCATATAATGAACAATTGGCCAAGGCTCGTAAGAATGATTTCATTAATAAATACAAGTTACACAACCCCGGTGCTGTTGGGCTTGCGATGATATCATTATACGAAAGTAAATACATATCAAACAAGGAAAAGACACCATTTGAATGATCTGATTTTTGTGGGGGTGTTCAGGCACCCCCGTTTTCTTTCCATCGAACATTGTAATAAAATTTATATAAAGTTACGGCGCTTATTGGTTTGTGCGTCGTCATAGATCACCTGCTGATGGTTGTGTGCTGTTGGCAGGTGGTTGATGCACCCAGGTGATAATATGGATACTAAGGAAATTGGCGAAGCGAAAGCGGCGCTTGATGAAAATCTTACTGCGCAGATTGTGAAATTTCAGAAAGATACAGGGCTCTTAATAACCGACATCGAAGTAACATTCACATCACTGAACAAGGAAAGTAAACAAGATAGCCTTGAAGTGAAAACGTCATTCATTCTTTGAGTAAAATTTTATATAATGTTACTGCGTTAATTATACTTACCGTATGTGGTTGGGTTTCGGAAACTTTGTCATAAAAAAGGCTGCCTGGTCTGGCCTGGCAGCCCCACCATATACAATTTAATTTTTTAGGCTGTTACACATTTTTGTAGACTTACGTTTCTGTAATTGATGGTTTGTAAAATAAGGATGAAAGGGCCATCGGATGGGAATCGTAGGCCCTTTCTACCTTTGTGTGGTGGTGTTCTTGTAACAGGGTGATGTGAGAGAGGGAATGAGGATGATACAATAAATGAACACTACCAATAACAAGAAACGCTGTAACAATATTTAAATTTTATTATAATTTCCTGGGCTTACGTAATGTCTAATTCTACTTCATCATCGATACTCAATTGCGGTTCTTTGCAGCACTTGATTTCTGTTGGTAATGTGAAATGATCTAACGTTTCCTGGTGCCCGCAGTTAGCGCAAGTGATTGTAAAATCGTGGATGTCTACCTGGACCATAATGAAGATAGCGTTTAAATGTTATTTAAACTTTTTATAGTATTACTACTATTATTGTTTGTATGGAACAGCGGCTTTATAAAAAGGACATAAAGGAAATCTTCGAATCGACTGGTAAGGTAGTCGGCAAGGTTTCTATAACGGACAACGAAGTAATCATAGAACAGATTTTTGAGAAACAGGCCATAAAAAAAATCTTTGAATCGGCTGGTTCTGATGTTGAAAAAGTTGAATTTAATGAAGAGTGTATCACACTGTTTATGAACCCAACTAACCAGCAGAAAATACAACCGCTTCCATCCATTAAATCAGAGTTGGTAAAATGACAGACAAATGTCCAAGGTGCGGAGAGAGCACCCTCGAGGAAAGCACCACCACAAAGGTGTGCAGCAGTTGCGGATATAGTAAGTCCAATATGAAAACCACCGGAAACATAAACCATCGGATGAATGAATAATTCAAGGTGGTTATTAATTGAAGTTTATGGTGTTCTCCGGGCTATATTATAGGTTTGCTATCGAGAAAAAGTTCCTTGATAGAATTATAGAAACCGCCAAGGCTGCCGTCCCAAATGAAACGGCTGGTATTATGGCAGGAATGCATATGGTTGGTGGAACTTATGCCATTGTAACCGGTATGCGATCATACGTTGAAACGGCCAGTAGGTGTCACAGCACACTTGACCTTGAAAAAATGAGTCTGTGGTTGGATGCTGTATGGAAAACCAGTGGCGGCAAAGAGTTTTATCTTGGTGATTGGCACACACACCCTGGGGGGGAACCGGTGCCAAGCGAAGAAGATGATAACACATTTAATAACGTGATCAAAGCCGGGGAATGCGATGAGGTCATTTCGTTGATTATAGGCCGTGAGTTTGTATTGAAGGATATTGAAGTGTATGTTTACCGCGCTGATAATGAAAGGATTCATTTAGACGATGTTTCGTATGTTGACTGAGGTTGTATGTCAGATACAATAGATCCAAACACATTGGAATACCTGGTTTACCACCCGGACCTTTTTACCGAGCAAATTAGAACCATTAACGGAGAAGATTTTTCGTTAGAAGAACGGCCATACTTACGTGAAATTTATCAGCAGTATTTGCCAGGCTGGGCAAGGACTGTAATACTTAAATGTTCGCGTAAAGTTGAAAAGACGGAAACCATAATTAACTTAATTTTAAACAGTTCATTGATGATCCCATACTGGCGTGTAGTTTACACAATAGCAAGGGACAAACAGATAAATGTATTTTCAACTGAACGGTTGGACACGGCAATCAAGACTTCTAAAGGTGGCATCATACGCAAGCACTTGGAGGATGCAAAGAGTAGTGTTTCACATAAGATGTTTATCACCGATAAGGATAGGACTTGGTATAACCATTTGTATATGTATTCTGCCTGGGGTGAGGCTGCTGCATTACTGGGGCTTGCTACAGACTTCGTGATAGTTGATGAAGGCCAGGATATGCCTGGGCAATGGTTCCCAATGGTGCGCGAAATCTTTTCTTTGTCAAAGCATAAATGGATGATGGTTGCTGGCACAGCCAGGGATGAAGGGGATGAGTTTGACAAGTTATGGAAAATGTCTTCTATGAAAGAATGGAAAGTAACTTGCGGTAATTGTGAGCACGAACAATTCCTAACATTTGAAGATAATATACTTGGGAAAAAGGGGCGCAAATATAAAGGCTGCTCACAGTGCAAAAAGGTAATCGATGTCAAGCAAGGCCGGTGGGTTACTACCTGCGATCACGAAGAGGAAAAGGACTTTGTTGGATATCATATGCACCAGATAATGCACCCAGAAATTAGTGCTAATGAACTACAATTGAAATACGAAAAATACACTGAGATTTCACCCAGGAAATTCTACAATGAAGTTATGGGAGAATCATACAAAGGTGGTTCTAGGCCAATCAGTATACAGGATGTTCTTGACTGCACCAACAAGAAACTTGGTTATGTGTTTGACAGCAATGAAGAAGGCAATGTGATGGGTGCTGATTTTAACAAGGGCCATCACGTTATGATAATGAGCAAGGAAAAGCGTATACTGCACCAGGAAGTTATAGACACCACCAAATACAAAACACAAAACGAAATCATAAATCACTTCCAAAGTCTATGGACAAGATACAACTGTGAAAAAGGTGTGTTTGATTGGGGTTATTCGCACGCAGAAGTTAAGGATTTACAATCTGTTTATGGTGAACTTGCACGGTCTTGTAGATACGGAAATTCAGACATTGATAACTGGATTAAATATAAAGAATATGATGATCGTGGGAACCCAATTTTTAGGCTCAACGTCAACAGATCCCGGGCAATAGAGATGGCGATTTCCGCAATCATAAATAAAAAAATTGAAATACCTTACAATGAAAATTATCGTGACTTTGCACAATCAACATTTAACCACTACACGAACCTAACCAGTAACGTGATGGACATAATCGAAAACAAAAAAGAAAGGTCAAATAATCCTTACCAGCGGTATGGTTCCGCTGGTCCAGATCATTTCTTTCACGCATTGGTTTATTGTTTAATAGCACTGTTAGAAGATGAGGCTTGTTCTTTTGGTGTGTGGATTGTAAATTAACGGTTCTTAACCCGAAACAAAACCCTTGAAGTTTTGAAACGTGAATACCCAAAAAACTCTTCACATATATCGTGCACTTCAGCATCTTTGTTATGTTCCAACAATTGTTCGATCACTACTCGTTCTGGATATTTTGGTTTTGGCATATTATCACTTATTCGTCTTTTGATTTTCGGTAGACAATCCCAACTTCACAGTCTTCTGGGCACGTTATGAAATTCATACGGTATGGACATAACTCCCCAGTATAAGTACAAACACCATCAGGATAAGCCTTGCCACGTTGCTTATTTTTCTTTGGCATCTTTGAACCTCTAAAAGGGTATTGTTGTAAATTTATATAAACCTTTATGATTATAAGCGCCTTTCTAAGTTATGAAAAGCACCGGTCCGTGATTGGTTTTTAAATGGTGTTGTGCCACTATTTTGCTGTGCGGGTGGAAATAGTAACAAATTAGGTATATATAAACAAGACAGGCATAGTAGGAATTACTATGTCTACTGCTATTGTTAAAGGAACAAGCCCTATAAAATTCAGAGCATTGGAATCACTTGCCGATTTCAATAGTGGATTTTGGAGAAAGGGTGAACCAATCAGACCTGAGGTAGCCAGGAAACTCATCAGAGATGTTGCACAGGGTTCTGAAACAGTAGATGGTATACTGCGGCATATGACAGACGATGTCGCAAATGCGGGATATCGGTTTGTGGCTGCACCAGGTGTTAAGGCACCGAGCCAACCACAACTTAAAACACTACAAGATTTTTTCTCAACACCTAACCCAGAAGACCGTGCCGATGAATGGCTCGAGAATTTTGTATGGGATTTGATTTTGTTTGGCGATGCATTCTGGGAAAAGGTTGGTTCCAAAGATCTTTCAATGAACAAGTCTAATGAGGTGTTGCCACTTGGCGAAAGTGGTTTGTTGAACGAATTTGGTGGCAAGTTGATTGGTATATTTCACGTTGACGCCACTTATATGTTTATTATCGCAAATGATGAAACCGGTCAGATGAGCATCCTGCCTGGTGATATGTGCTTTGAGCAAAAGATAGGGCAGAAGAAAAAGAGATTTGACGCCCGCAAAATCATAAGGGCATCACGGTTTAAGAAAGGCCGTACATATGGTCAATCACCTTTACTTTCACTTTTCAATATTGTAGCAGGTCAGATAAATTTAACTGGTTACATCGGAAATTTATACAACGGGAATATCCCAAGGACCTTGGTGAATGTTGGTAAACGTTCTGAGCCTGAAATGACAAGGATGATAGATCTGTTACAGGAACAATTAAACACCGCTCAGAACGCCTATGGTATGGTCTTGGTTAATGTCCCAGATGGATACCAATTAAACCAGTTAATGGCCAGTGCAGAGAGTGGTAAATTTATAGAAACCCTGGAATATTTTAGGGAAGAGATTTGTTCAGTGTTTGGTATGCCACCATCAAAAATGGGATGGTCTACTGCTGGCAAAATTGGTTCCCAAGAAAATATGGATGATACATATTACGACAACATTGAACGTATCCAACACAAACTTGAAAGGGTGCTTTATAATGGTGTCATAAAAGAACTTGGTGCCACTGATTGGATCGTAAAATTCAATCGTGTTAGGCCAAAGCAGATCAAGGTCGAAAGTGAAGCACGTGCCAAAAATGCGCGGGCTATACAGGTTGGTAGGCAAGAAGGGATTATGTCGGTCAATGAAAGCCGTGGACTGTATGAACTTGATACGATTGATGAAGTGTGGGCAGATGATCCAACGTTCCCAAGCCCTACAGTAGTTTCAAAACAACCAGCACCACCAGCAACAGAACCGAAGAAAGGTGCCAGTGGTGAACTTATATTCCGGGAAGTTGTGGACGAAGATTGGCCATACACAGAAAGGAAATCTATGGTGCAAAAAAAAACCACGGAAAGCCAGCGGGAAATGAACCATCAAAGGAGCAATTAAAATTCAGAAAACTGTTACGAAAATTCATTAAAAATCAAACACCAATAATGGATAAATATATGGTGGATGATTTCGCAAAAACATTGGGAGAAAATATAATGAACGCCCTGTTAAAAGCCAAGGCCGGTAAGAAGGCCGACGCACCGAACGCAATGACGCCAAATCAGTATTCCAAGGCGTTGTCAGGCATAGGGCTGGAATTAGAACGGGCTTCTAAATATGGCCCAGTAGGTGCAAACAAAGCATCAGCAAAAATATATGAAAATTCCATCACTTGGTCTGGCTCATTATATGACGTTGATTTATCTATGAACAAGCCAGATGTCGCCGTATTGAACCATTTTCAAAAAGAATATTTCCCACCCACTTTTAAAAGGCTTACTGTCGGCGAAACTCCTTACAATTACAAGAACACAATCGATAAGATACTTACCAAAGCAGTTGACAATCACTGGAACTGGAATAAGATAATCCGCGAAATGGAATCATTTGTAAATGTCAAAGGCAAGAACTTTCCAAGGTGGATGTATCAAAGGATTGTCACTACTGAAGTTTCAAGGTATGTAATAGAAGGGCACATACGCGGTCATATCAAAATGGGTTTCACGCATTTCCGCAGGCTGGTCACTGAAGATGATGTTACAAATGTAGATTTATGTTTACCATTTAACAATTATATATATGAGGCTAAGTATGCCAGCGGTGTCGTGCCAGCGCATAGTTCATGCAGATGTGACATAACACCAGAGCCAAATAATGCAAAGAGTTTGGGGTTATGGAACACCTTCGTGACTACTGTTAACTTGGGGGCTGTTGCATAATGGCTGGATGGGGTGCGAAAACCAATGCGACCAGTGTTATGAGAATACTGGGACGTGTAAAGGATAAAGCCCAGAAAGGGTGCAGCCAAGCCACCAAGGATTTAGCCGCAAAGATTTTGTTTTTGGCCAAGGAAAATGCACCGGTCCAAACTGGGGCGCTTCGTAGATCTGGTCGGCTTGAAGTCATACCAGGTGTTGGCAGTTCATTTGTAAATATTCTCATATCATTTGGTGGGCAGGGGACAGGTGTGGATTATGCGACGCACACCGAGATTGGCACCGTGTATCAGCCGGGCCAGTTCTTTTTATTAAGGGCAGTTAGGAAAATGTCTCCGCAATTGACTAAGTATAATCTCAACGCTTTCGAAAGCGCTTGGGATGGCGAAGTTAGAAAATCAAATTTAATGAAGTTGGTGTAATCTATGAGTCTCGAAGTTACAGACAATGAGTTTAGGGCGCGTGTAAAAGACGAATCAGAATTTGAATGGATTAAACAGATCTGGCCAGCGAAGAAAGGTAGTCCTAACTACCCCTATAACAAAACAGGTGTGCGTGCAACCGGTGGCAAATTTAAGAGTGAAGATTCCACAACTGAACATTCAATACGCTTCAGCAGGAAAACTAAATTCAAGTGGACTGAAAAGAAGGTCCGTGGCTGGCTTACTAAGAACGGCTACGAAGTAAAAATCCTTGATGTAGTTAAGGTTAAGGCTAAAGAAGTAGACCAGTTTGAAGGCCGTTCAAAAGATCAGATGGTGTGGGTTAAGTTTGACCTAACACCACGATACAAGGCCGCTGGTGATAAGAACCCAACTATGAAGGACTTCCAAGAAGGAGAGGACCTTTATATAACTGGTATTATCAGCAGTGATAGTGTTGACGTTTATGAAGAGATCGTAGCACCAGAGGCTATTATGGAAAGCCTCACAGACTTTATGAAGTTCCCAACCTTCAGGCTTATGCATATGAGTGATGCCATTGGTAAGGTTTTAAAGATCTGGCGTGATGGAAAAAAGGTCCTTATGGAAGCCCGTATCGATGGTATGAATATTGACACCATCAAGAAAGTTCTTAAAGGAACACTTGCAGCCTTTTCCATTGGCTTTCTGGTTAAGAAAATGGAACAGTATTGCCCAAATAAAGATGAGCAGGGCAACCTGAAATGTTATTGGAAATTCACAAAGATTATGCTGGTTGAAGTTTCACTGGTTGACAGCCCAGCAAACCGCGACGCAGCAGCCCAAACATTCAACTACAAATCTTTGAACCAGGCACTTAAAGATGCTTGGGTAAAACCAGAAGAAGATCTTGGTTATAAAGCAACCTTGATCGGTTCAGACGGTGTCGAACCACCTTCAACATTCCAGCAGGTGCAAGCCAAGGCTGAAGATGTAGTAGAAGACCCAGAAAATGAGCCTATAGATGTCACAAATACAAACACCGCAGATGAAGATTGTGAAGTCTGTAAGGTGGTTATCAGGGCAGCCCCAGAAATTGTTTATGAACCTGAAGACGAAGAGGTCATAGAAACTGTTTTTGATTCAGATGATGACGAAGACGAAGAAGACGAAATTAAAACAATACCAGTCCAAGAGCCCGAGCAATCTAAATTTGATAAAAAAGAGGTTGCCGTGTTACTTTCTAAAATCAGAGGTATTCCAATGCCAAAAAAGAATGTAGAACTTGAAGGCGGGGAGGAACCTACCGGGATCGATATCCCTGTGGGCGAACCCGCTCCAGTGCCCGCAGTAATCCCAGAACCGGAACCTGTGGAAGAGCCAACAGACGCGGAGAAAATCCTTGCAGGTATTAAGGAACTCTCCACCAAGGTAGATGCCAATGCAGTCGAGATCAAAAGGATGGGAATGGAAGAAGAAGAGAAGGCCACATTTGATCGTGAGCAAGAGGCAATCAAGGCAGCAACCGCCACCAAGGATGCTGAGATCATCGCCCTTAAATCTGAGATGGAAGAACTTCGGTTCACGCAAAAGGTGGCCGACGAAGTTGATGCACGCCTTGCTGCAATTCCACCCCAGAGAAAAAGTTTCGGACCAGAGTCCCAGCCTGAGGGATCAGGTCTTTCTGGACCACCTAACCGGGCTAAGGTTTCCGCTGCTGATGAGCAGGCCGCACAGGTCCTTAGACGTGCAGCCTCCAAAGGTGGAAGGTCCGCAAGGACTTACAAACAGCCTGGCACCGCTGTCCCTGGTGTTGCCGCTGCCCAGGCCGCTCTCCAGGAAAAAGCCACCTTTGATGGTAGCACTGGATATGGTGCGGAAATGCTTCCCACAGAAACCTCAGATGAGATCATACAGATCGTGTATGACAATCTTTGGTGCCGACAAGTTTTCAGATCTGTGCCAATGACAAACGAAACACAGAAGATTCCAAAACTGAGCGGTAGCATATTGATGCAGGGCACAACCGGGAACAAGAACACAGCAGCAACAGAATCCCGGCACACCACCGCAGACGTTTCTCTGACTCTCAAGACTTTGATCGGTAATGTTCCTATTGACAGGAAAACCATCGCGTATGCAGTTGCTACGTTAATGGATGGCCTGAAGCAGGACATTGCAAATAAGGTTATGGAGTATGAGGAAAACTGTTTCATCAATGGCGATACCAGGGCCGCAGCAACGAATCTGAATGGGGAATACGACGCTACGAACTACCCACTCGGAATCGTTTCACGTGACCCAAGGCTGGAATTCAACGGCCTTAGAAGGTTCGCACAGTTGGGTGGAAACTCGGTCAACGCCTCAGGTGCAGCATTAACAAGGAGCCATCTCTTGAAAGCATTTGCAACCCTTGGTAATTATGCAAACAACAAAGATAATCTCATCGTTCTGTGTTCCAAATCAGTCGAGACGATTATCCTTGCTTGGGATGAAGTGAAGACCCTTAAGGATTATGGCCCTGGCGCAACTGTCTTCACAGGTGAAGTTGGAAAACTTTACGGCGCAACCGTTATCGCTTCTTCATTGGTCAATGATCTGATGAACGAAAGTGGTTCTGCAAGGACACAGGCAGGTGGCACTTCTGGAAACAGAACAATTGTTCTTGTTTTTGACAGGCGGCAGCCAATGATCGGTGACCCAACGATGCCCGACAGGCAATTCACTATTGAGATTGATCCCGAGCCCAAAGAGGACGAGATCACCTTGATACCTTCTGAAGATCTGGCTTTCAACACAAGGTATAATGAATCGATCTGCCAAATCATCAACGTGCTTCCAGGCACACAGTAAGACCTGAAAAGGCAAACCATTGAAGGACCCCTGGCTTAATTGTCAGGGGTATTTTTTCCTTCCAACAATACAAAATTCACGATTATTATTTCATTAAATTCAGGTGATTTATAATGTCAGAAAGAATACACGAAAATACCAAGACCATAA